TAGCAGATGAGCAAGGAAAGCACTCATATGCTTATGTAAAAGGAATACTAGAAAAATGGAAGGCTGGAGGAAAGAACAGTAAAAGGAGGAATGAGGAAGCTGCTAAAGAGAAAGCAAGGGAGCAAGCTTTCAAGGAGTTCCTGGAGGAGGATTAAAAAATGGACAAGAAAGAGTTTATGGAATATACGAAATACTTAAATAAAACGCTAAATGTAGAGATACCTACGGATAAAGAGGTACTATCTGCATGGTATGAACCGTTTAGAAACATCCATTTGCTAATAGCAAAGAGAATGGCTCAACTGTATTTACAGAATGAAACAGGATATTTTAAACTAGCGAAGCTATTAGAATATAAAAGCGTGGCTATGCAAGGAAGGACATACAACGAGGATAATACAATTAAAAAATGCTACTTTTGCGGTGGGACAGGCTTTATACAGATAGAAAGGAAAATTGATATGTATAAGCAGCCGATTGAATTTTGTGCAAGGTGTATATGTGCTATAGGAAATAGTTTACCTGGCTATATAAGGCAAGTTACACCAAGTGAATTAAAAAGTATGACAAGAACGCCTAATGCAACTTATGTAATTTAGGAGGGGGAAAAATGAATAAAGTTGTTTTAATAGGACGATTGACTAAAGATCCTGACTTAAGATTTACACCAGGGAAAGGAACAGCGGTTTGTAGATTTACTTTAGCTGTTAACAGACGTTTTAAAAGCCAAGGCCAACCGGATGCAGATTTTATACCAGTAGTAGTTTGGGGAAAGATAGCTGAGAATACAGCTAATTATGTAAGCAAGGGTAGACTAGTTGGAGTAAGTGGCTCAATTCAAACTAGAAGTTATGAAGCTAAAGATGGTACTAGAAGATATGTGACAGAAGTTGTTGCTGATAGTGTTGAATTCCTTGAATCAAAGAATGTAACACAACAAAGTTATCAAAGTAGCCAAGAGAACTTTGGAGAATTTGAGGGAGAATATCAAGAGGTAAATGATGGTGATATACCGTTTTAAATAAAAGAAAATAGGAGGTGAACAACGGTAAGTAATGGATAAGTTATTTTGGGCAGAAGAAGCAGTTAGGTTATATAAGAAAGGATATACTGTAAAAGAAGCTATAGAAATAGTAAAGGCAGAGAAAGAAAAATATGAAAGGAATAAAGATTGTAAGGAGGAGTAAATATGTGGACAAGTTCTGATTTAGCTTTTTTAAGAGCAAACTACAGGAATATGACTTATGGTGAAATAGGTAAAAAGTTAGGCAAGACTAGAAAAGCTGTAACTATAAAAGCTAATATTTTAGGGTTAACCAAAAAAGTTAGATCAACATCATCTAAAAAAATTGTTTTTTATGAAGAAGGAAAAGAAACGCAGTTAGAACTTGAAGGAAGATTTAAGATGAAAAACTATGATTTAGATGTAAAAGTAGGAGATAAAATAAAAATTATAGCATCGGATTATGATTCTAAAAAATTAGGTGCTAAAAAGCTTATAAAAGGTGTAGTTATCTATAAAAATGATAGCTTTATAACAATACAAGGTGAGAACTATAAAGAAAGCTTTTTAATAGCAGATTTTTATACTGGAGCTGCAAAGTTAATAAAAAAGGAGGGACAAGCTAGATGCCATTAAAAGAATTGTTTCAAATGCAAAAGGAGTTAGACCAATATATCGTAGATAAGAGCATACCTGGTGGATGTGGAGAAATACCTGGGGATGCAGAGTGTTTCTTAACAGATAGAATACTAGCTTTAAGTGTGGAAGTTGGAGAGTTCGCTAATGCAACTAGATGCTTCAAGTACTGGAGTATAAAACCTAGCGAACCTAAAGAAAGACTTTTAGATGAGTATGTTGATATATTACACTTCTGGCTTAGCATAGGAAATACAATGAAATTTACAGCAGAGGAAATAGAACAGGCTTATATGAAGAAAAACGAAGAGAACTACAAGAGACAAGAGCAAGGTTATTAAGAAAGGAATAGCTTCATTTGAGAGTACAGTTTTATCCTTGTATTCTCAAATGATAATCAGTTGAAATATGTATAAGCTAGGAAAAATAGAAGAAAGCCGGGGCTGGGTTTACCAGCAGATAATGATAGAAACGGAGGGAAGAAACATGAAAGAATGTGCTATATGTGGAAGGATTCCAGGAGAGCAGCACCATATAGTAAAAAGAAGCCAAAACAGAGCTATGATAAAGGCTCCTATCAATCATATTTATCTTTGTGAAGAGCATCATAGGGGTACAAAAGGCGTGCATGGTAGAGATGGACATAAACTAGACATAAAACTCAAACTGCAGTTGCAGAAAAAGCTATTCGAATTGTTTGAAAAAGAATACTACAGTAAAGAAGAAATAAAAGATATGCTGCACATAAGCAATAATGATGTAGATAGGTTACTTAAAACAATACAATGTAAAAACGGACAATATGAAAGAGTTGACATAGTAAGAGCGTGTATGGGAGGCGTACTTTATGCTAGCTAATGAGGGGAAGAAATTTGAGCAGGATTTCAAAGAAAGTATTCCAGAATGGTGTTGGGTGTATAGGCTAAGAGATTCAGCAGGAACATGGCAAGGTGGAGATAATACAAGGTTCACTCCAAGTAATATATGCGATTTTATTGTGTTAGCCAGAGATAAGTTGTTTTTGTTGGAACTTAAAAGCCATAAGGGAGCGAGTATTCCAATTAGCTGTATAAGGGAAAATCAATTAAAAGAATTATCTAATATTGTTTATTCAAATATAAAACCTAGATTTATATTCAATTTTAGAGATAGAGAAAGGACCTATATAGTATCAGCTAGAGAAGTTAAAAAATTCATTGAAGAAACAAGTAGGAAATCAATACCTATAGGCTGGTGTAAAGAGCATGGGAAAGAAATAGAAAGTATTAAAAAGAGGACAAGATTTAGATACAACTTAGAAAAGATATTCAGTTAAAAGGTGGGGCGGGAGTGTTAGGAGATGAATAGACAAGCTAAATGACTTATTAGAGGGCAGAATAAAATTATTTGAGGAAGATTATAAGATAACTTATAAATGCAGATATAAGGTAAATGGGAAGTGGATAAAAGCGAAGATAGACATGGAGCATGGAATTATTTATGACCTAAAAGGAAATGAGATAAGGAGATGCAATGTATGCTAGGAATATTAATAATCGTATCTATAATTTCTATATCTATAGCAATTATGAGTTATAGATATAGTGTTAAAAAAGTTGAAGATGTAAGGAGAAAAATGGAGAGGCCGGACCTAATACACGTGAAAAGGAGATGAATTTATGATAAGTGAGCAAGCATTTAAGAAAACAGAAGGTATGCTTTATAGATATTATAGAAACATAAGAAAAAAGGACAGACTGAAATATAAGAAATATACTCTAGAGAATAGGATTGAGCAGATAAAAAGAGATATTAAAACAATAAATATAGAGCTGGACGATAACGTTAAAGCTATAGATTACTCTAAAGAAAAAATACAATCTAGTTCAGCTGGTTCAGGTTTAGAGCAAAGCCTTATGAAAGAAATCACTAAGTTAGAGAACGAGCTAAAGACAATTATAAAAGCTAAATTAAAGTTACAGGCTAAAATAAGAATCTTAGAGACCGAAATATCTGATACAGAGTACGTTATTAATCAGCTCAGTGAGGAGTACAAGCAATTAGTTGAGCTTAAGTACGGAAATAGTATGAAAATATCAAACGCAGCTATAGGAATGAAACTAAATATGACTGAAGCTACAGTAAGACGTAAAAGAGTAGAAGTTGTTCAAGCTATAGCTAAGTGGATGAATATAGCTTAAATTAAAATAATTCTAAAAAATTTTTTAATTTCTTATTGACATACCGTGCATTGTACGTTACAATATAATCAAGAGGTTAGGGAATAACAAATATGAAAGGGGAAATTAAAAAATGAAAAAAGATGAATTGATTAAAAAAATAAAATTTATGGAGATGGCAATAAAGGAAGGTGAAAAACTTGATTTGCTATGCAGACCGCAATACGACCATTTCGGAACTTTTTTAGGATTAGAAACATTCTTTATGAGCAGTAATATGGCACGAGATGCTATTACTACTTTCGATAATCACTATTATATGGTTTTGAATCACAAAGACGTCGAAACAAAATCACGTGATATAGATGATTATATAGATAGCTTTTGTAAATGTTACGAATTGTATGACTTTGATGAAGACGTTGAAATCAAATGTACTTGTAAATTACCAACCAAAGAAGAAGCTGAAGCAAAATGGTATCATAGCATAATTGAAATAATAGAAAAAAGAAGCGAAGGAATAAAAAAGATGATAGGTGAAAAATAAAGAATATCACATAAGACAATAGAAGAGAAGCAAGTCATTTGAGAATACAGTCTTATCCTGTATTCTTAAATGACACAAGAGAAAATAAGAGAATTGATAAAAAATGATTGAAGTGATAGGAGTAAAAAATATGGCGAAAAATACAGAAATTATTTACTCATCCTATGGGAGCCCTAGTGTAGAAACTGAAAAGTATAGTGGAACATGCTTAATATGCGGTAAGGAAATTAAAGAAGGCGTAAAGGCAAAAACGATTTTGTCAGGGAACTTTACTAACTGGGGTGAATGTAAGGATAGGACAAGTCAATATGTCTGTAAAGAATGTGCTTTTACTATGAAAACTAGGGAACTAAGAGTTAATTCTTTTATAGCAGACAGCAAGCATTTATATTTACTAAAGAAAAACGATTTAGAAGAGTACTTGTTTAATTTAGAAAAATATGTAGATGGAGAATTCATAGTTGGAATTACCCAGAGCTTTAAGAAACATAATTCTTTTAGATGTAAGGTAAATACTAATCCTAAATGCTTTTTTATAAGAGAAGAAGATAGAGAGTATCTATTTGATGTACGTAAGTTAAAACCAGTTTATGAAAAACTCAATGAAGCATATCTACAGTTTTCGAAGGATGAGCTACTCACAGGACAATATAAGATGATTTCAATAGAGCAATTCGGGCTTGAAAAATTTCAAGAGTACGAAGCAATATTCAAGCAATACAGAGGTTCTGCTCAATTTGATATAATGATTTATATGCTTAACTCAGAAAGACGAAATGAGTACGTAAAAGCTAAAATGGAAGAAGAAAAGAAACGTAAGAAGGAATTAGAAAAGTTAGCAAAAGAAGAAAAGAAAAAGAGTAAAAAAAAGAATAAAGAAGAAATTGATGAAGCGCAAATATCTTTATTTTAGGAGGTAAATAGGATGTATGAATTAACTAGAAACAATATACATGATGCTGCTGTTTCTACACTTGCTGATATATGGTCCCAGATAGATTGGGATAAGGTGACAGGGCAAAGAGCAATGGGAATTTGGGATGAATTTTCAAGCAAGGTAAAAGCTTCGGCTATGACGACGAACAGTTATGAAAAGTTTGTTGAGAAGCTATGTAGAAAGATGGAAGTTAGGTCATTAAAATTTAGAACAATTAATGAAATTACGAATGAAAGTGAAGAGTTTAAGAAGGCTATTTTAAAAACTTTTAGAGAGGAAACACAAGTAATAGTACTTAAATTAAGACTTAATAATCAGGTAAGAAAAGAGCAGGAACAACAGGAGAAAATTAGGAAAGAAAAAGAAAAGGCTTTAGCAGATAAATTAGAAAATGCACAAGTAGCATTTACAGAGAAAGGAGTTAAGGTACATGAGAACTAATATAAGATTGAAGTTATTAAGTCCATTAATGCATTATGGAGATGAAAAGCTTGGAACTATGCAAGCTGCAAGAACAATGAAATATGAGTATAAAGGTGAATATATAGATGTTCCTGTCTATTCTGGGAATGCTTTTAGAGGAGAACTTAGAAGAATAGCAATGAGAGATTTTTTAGAACACATAGGAGTTATAGACGAAGGAATAAGTGCTAAATTGTACTATATGCTATTTACTGGAGGAGCTTTAACAAGTGGCAGTAGATATAATGAGCTAGGTAAAAAAAGAAAAATGAGAGAAATGAGTCCGCCACATGCTTTATTTGGAGCAGCTATAGGAGACCAGATCCCGGAAGGTAAAATGAAGATTCCTATATTTATTCCTATCTGTCAAGAAACTGCTGAATATACAGGTATAGAAAGCAATTTGAGTTTTTATGATATGCTACAGGATGTCTTCTATACAAGACGTGATGATTTAAAGTCTAATGACTTCAATATAACTGATGAAACTAAGCACGACAATGCTGTCCAGATGAAATATGAAGCTCAATGCTTAAGTGCAGGAACGGAACTTATAGGAAACGTGGTTATAGAAAATGATAATGAGGTAGAAAGAGCTTGCTTAAAATCTATATTAAAGAAGTTTGAAGAAATGCCTTATATCGGGGGAAAGAGTGCAACAGGGCATGGAGAAGTTAAAATAACATATAACATAGACGTTGATGAAAATATTTATTATAACTACTTAGATGAGCATAAAGAAGAAATTAGAAATTGGTTAAGAGAAGTGGAGAGTGTTTTATGACAATAGATGAATTTATGGAAATAGGTGCTGTGTGGAGTAACTCCGCACAGTATTTAAAAAAATGGGATAAAGCTAGAGAAGTAATAAAAGAACAGCTAAAAAAATTTAATAAACCTTATATATGTTTAAGCGCTGGGAAAGATAGTGTAGCAATGGCTTTTTTAGTTGCGGAAGTAGCGGAACAATTGAATTGTAAAGATAATATGTTTTTATGGTCCCATGTAAGTGATGCTTCTTTTCCAGGAACGATAGAAACATTAAAAAAAGTATCTGAAATGACAGGAATAAAGCTTGTTATAGACGAATCTCCAGTATCAGCTTTTGAAGTTGTTTCAGAAAGGACAGCTGATGATGTAAAAAAATTCGGAAAGCAGGGTTATTTCTTTTCGGCTATAAAAAAATGTATAGAAACATATCATAGAAATCTTGCATTTGTAGGAGTGAGAGCATACGAAAGTAAAAGACGTATGAAAGCGGTAAAAGCAAATGGAATGACATTCACATCTAATGTTCCTACCTTCTGTAATGTGTGTTATCCTTTAGCATGGTTTAAATTAGAAGATGTAGCAGCAACTATTTTTATGTATGATGCTCCAATGCATCCTATATATTCTAAAATGGACACAAGATTAAAATATAGCAATACTGATGAGGGATGGATAAGATTAGGATATATTACAGCAAGAGATCTAATGGAGTATGGTACTATTGTTTTTTTAAAGAGAAATTATCCAGAGCAATACGAAAAACTTGTAAGAGCGTTTCCAGAGGTGAAAGGATATGTATAAGAAACATTAAACACGAAGGGGTGAAAGAATGTTTACTAATTTTAAGGCTACAGCACATATGATGGCTCCGATTGCTACAACAGATATGATTATTTTAGATGCTGTATTAAGTGCAGCAAAAGCTAAAGAATTACTTCAAGATAATTATTATGCTGGTACTAATCAATATGGAACTAAAGAAGAAGTAGATGAATGGTTAGGGAAAATATTAAATAAAAAGCAAGAAGTTTATTGCACTAGTGTAGGTATAGGAGATAATAGAGAATTTATAACTTCATGGTGTAAACGTTGGGACGATAAAAACGACGATATGGTAACAGGGCTAAAGGGAAAAGCAAGAGTAGAGATAGGTGCAGGGCATTTTAAAAATTATCATATGCCTTTAGTTGTAAAATCTTACAAAACAATTACATTCTATGTAAGGGGGAATATGGAAGAAGTAAAAAGATTGCTAGAAAATTACATCTTCTATTTAGGCAAAAAAGGAAGTCAAGGCTTTGGTCAAGTTGGTAAATGGGACTTTGAAGAAATAGAACAAGATTACAGCCTTTGGAAAGATAATAAACCTATGCGACCTATACCAGCTAAAGAGTGCATTGAATATATTAAAAATAACAGTTATGCAGATATGAGAGTATATGCATTAATACCACCATACTGGAGACCAGATAACAGAGAATTATGTGTTATGCCAGAGGTGAAAAGTGAGAAATTCTAATATGAGAAAGAAAGGACTTCTATGAGAGTAAAAATAAATTTTTTAATAAATGATAATTTCACATTTAGAAATAGTTTAAATGAAGCTATGACAGCTTTTATATACAGATGTATCGGCATAGCTGATAAAAGATATTCTTTAATGCTTCACGACAATGGATTTGCTAGTGCTGGATATAAAAAATATGTCTATCATGTGTATGCATTTTTACAAAATAATAGAATAGTTAAAGACCAACTTCTAAAAGGTAAAGCAACTTTAATTTTTTCTTCAGCTTTAGAAGATACAATAATTAAGTTTGTAGAAGGCTTAATTAAAATAGGAAAAGTACAACTTTACGGTCATAGTTTTAATATATTATGCATTGAATATGAGCCTGAGCCTAAATTAAATGATTCAGTATTATTTAAAGCGTTAAGCCCAGTTTATATGATGGACATTAATCATAATTGGTTAAAACCAGGGAATATTGAAGAAAAATTGATAACTAACCTTATAGAAAAATATTATGCTTTATATAAAAGATTGCCTAGAAGCTTAGAAATGAACATAAAATTTTTAAATTATTCTGCTGAATATTTAAAGTATAAACAAGGTACTTATAAAGGATATGTTGGAATAGTAGCTCTACAAGGAGATAAAGAATTGATAAAAATGGCTTATGAAAGTGGATTAGGCTCCCACAATGGAATAGGATTAGGCTTATTGGAGGCAATTTGAAAAAGCAGTAGATTAAATACTATCTACTGCTGGAGAAGATTTTAATAATAATAAAATGAACTAGTGACGAGAAAATGACGAATTTCCGACGAATTTAACCACTAAAACTATATTATAATAATAGAATAAGAAAATAAAGTTAAAGGAGGGTAGACCTCCAAGCAACATATTGTACTAAGCACTTAGAACTGACTATAGCAGTTACTAAGTGTTAGAGCACTTGGATAAGTTCCAGGTGCTTTTTCTATTTTTATAATTTTTATAATTAAGGAGCGAGAAGTGTGAAAATAGGTGAAATACTTAGAGAAAAGCAGCCTAAGGAATATAAAAAATTAAGAAACGAACAAAACACAATTAAAAAACATGAGCGCTTCTCTACTAGAGAAATAGAAGAGCTGATGTATCATAGTTGCTATAAACGTAGTAAAGGTGGGGCTTTGAGGCAGATAAAATAAATGGATATGAGGTTAATTGCTCATAATTGGAGTGATAACATGAGTGAGAAGTTTTATAAAAGTAAGAAATGGAAAACTAAAAGAGAAGTAATATTAAAGAGAGATAATTATCTGTGTAGAGAATGTAAAAGGTATGGCAAAACAACACAAGCTACAACAGTACATCACATATTACCATTAGAGCAAAGACCAGATTTGAAACTGAATAGTCAGAATTTAATTAGCTTATGTAATGAATGTCACAATCAGATGCACGATAGAAACACTAATGAATTGACGAACAAAGGAAAGCAATGGGTAGAGAGGATATCCCCCCTACTTAGTGAATGAGAATAAGGACACAGGGGGAC